CCTGACCAGTCGGTATTACCAGCGTGAGAAACAACCGACTGCGCGGTATAGTCCAGTGTCAATGCGGTGCTTTCTGCGCTTGCTAACCACTGTGATCCAAACATGGTCATTAGCTGAACGCCAATTGCGGTGCGCCAAGTTGTATGCTGGCGGAAGCCTTGACGAAGTACGGTATAACATCAACCGCATTCGCTGCGGTGCTGAGTGTAATGCCACCTCCAGCCGGAGACTCGTAATCGGTGCCGAGACTGAGTGTGCGCGACCCAGTGCCGTCTTGGATGCAGACGATGACACCAGCCTGACCCACAGCCTCAGTCGAGGGATTTGCAAGAGTCACATTCCCGGTGAATGTCAGGACGAAGTTCTGATTAGTTGAGAAATCTAGGGTTACGCTGCCGGTGTTGGAGGTGTCTGTGTCTGTTGCGGCCAGAACAACCGCACCAACAGTGAGACCCCCCGCAATAGTCACATTCGTCGTTCCTGTCGGAATCTCTATAACATCTGCGTCCGCGTCATTCTTGATCGTAATGTCGTTGGTTGAGCCTTGCCCCGTAAGAATAAGACCTTCTGCTGCGGTGTAACCGATGGCTGCATTGTCTCCAGCGGCTGTATCTCCATCAGGCTCAAAAGTAGTCGCCGTAGCTACACCAACAATGTCTACATTCGTCGTTCCTGTCGGAATCCCTAGAACTGTAGCATCGGCATCGTTAACAAGAGTGACATCGTTCGTGCTGCCCTGGCCTGTTAAGATGGCCCCAAGAACACTCGTATAGCCAATATTGGCGAGATCGCCAGCGGCTGTATCGCCCGTTGCGATAAAATTTGTCCCTTGAACATCGGCGCTACCTGTAACCTTGCCCGTTACACCAAGAGTACCTGCCATTGTTACGTTGACGGTTCCTGTTGGGATTTCTATGACATCCGCATCGGCGTCATTCTTGATGGTAACGTCGTTGGTGCTACCCTGGCCGGTTATGATTATGCCTTCCGCAGAAGTATAACCTACAGCGGCTTTGTCGCTGGCAGCCGTGTCACCCAAAGCGTTCAGAGTTCCGCCCGCCGTAATATCCCCGGAGGACGTTATCGAAGCAAGGGCGAGGTTAGACAGAGCATCTACAACCGCTGCCCCGGACCCAGCCCCATCCATGTAGACAATTGCGGAGCTACCGTTGGTCACCGTAATGTTCGCGCCAGAACCCTGCGAAAGAATTACGGAGTAAGGACCACTAGATCCCGAATCTGTTGTGGCGTTTATGATAATGAAGAACGCCGCTGTTGTGTTTGGGGCTACCGTGACCGTGTTGTTGCCCCCCAGAGCGCCTGTGAACTTAATCACCCGGTACATTCCGTCCTGAAGGTTCTCTGTACCAGAACCCGGAGAAGCCTCCCGCACCGTGAGCGTGTGCGTCGTCCCGGAAAGACCTACGGCCTTGTACGAGGCGATACGATCCAGAAGGTCTAGGTTATGGTTGGTCGTAGTGCCCCAAGCACCGGACTGTTCCCCAGAACCGATCTTTTCGATGCCAAAACTTGTTGTATATGATGATGCCATGACCCTGTTCCTATGCCGCTATCTTAGCCCAACTCGGCGTCTGCGTATACGTTATCGGATCCCAATCCGCATCCTGACCCGGATTGATCTCCTCCCAAATGTTCACTCGGCCCAATATACTGGCCGATTCCACGCCCGTCAGCGGGACGGTGATATCAATCTGTACGCTACCAACCGCACTGGCCGAAGAAACCCCCGTGGCCGCGACGTTTGCGTTTCCCGAAACCGAGGGAGCCCCAAGGGCTGACGCCGATTCCACGCCCGTCAGCGGGACGGTGATATCAATCTGTACGCTACCAACCGCAGCAGCAGAAGAAACCCCCGTGACCGGAACAGTGATATCAATCTGTACGCTACCAACCGCAGCAGCAGAAGAGACACCCGTAACTATAACGGTGAACGGAGTATTCCACTCACCGGAGTTCCAGGTATTCCTGCCGAAACCGCCGAGATTGGGGTTAGACATTAGGCAAACCTAATCAGCGCACTGTTAGCATCGTTCGTCGGCATGGTGATGGTAAAATCCCCTGCACTGGACGACTTATCCGCTCCAAAGTTAATCACACAAACAGCAGGCTTTGCCGCATGGGTTGTGTCGCCTGCCGTTCCAGCGTTCGCTAGAGTAGAGTTATAGATCAGAGCACCACGAGCACTACTAATCGTTGCCGTAGAGAAGGTAACGTCAGCCATGTCGATAAATGCCGTTGGTACACTGCTACTGTTATCTCCAAGGCCAATCGTGGCGCTGGCGATGGCCCCTCCACCTGCCGAATAGTTGGTTCCACTCACCTCGTTGGAGTCGGTGTATCCTGTGGTGTCCACCGAAATGGACGAGGAGTTCGTGAACATGGCAAGTTTGAAGGCGTCGGCAGCAATGGACGATCCGTCACCACGAGAGTGCGTCGTCCAAAAGTGAACACCAGCGTTGATCTCTTTCTTGTACGTTCCGCAAATACCGGATGTTCCTACAGCCATTACAGCCTCCTTATGATCTCGGCCATGTCCTCATGGCCCTGCTTCTTCATTAAAGCCCAGATAGTGGTTCGTTCACTCCGAGCCATCCGCTTCATGTAGAGTATTAACACTTCTTTGAGGTCATCCCTATAAGCAAGTGCTTGGTCCCGTATAGCAGGAGGCGCGGTGCTGGAGATGCTCACTATCTTGTTCAGAGCCATCTCCGCCATATCCTCTGCTGAGTGTCCCCGGTCAATGGACGTAAAAACCAGGGGTGACCCCATTTCGCTGTCGGTCAATCCGCTCATTACTGAGTGTCCCGGCGAAGGCGGTCATATCGGTACTCGTCCCGAGTTTGCTTGCCCTCCCCCAGATTCTTCAGCCATTGCAAGGACTCCTGGAAGCGCTGGTTATATAATCCCAAGAGGTCCGCCTCGCCTTTCTGAAACGTGTAGGACTCGACCAGGGAACCATATAGAAGAGCCAACTCCGCATTGTCTCCCAGCCAGCTAGTCCCGCTGGCCGTGGTCGTTATCGATGTAGGGCGATAGAAGTAGTGTAATTCCATGGTGAAATTATCATTCGGGGTAGGGGCCAGCAAGAACGTGGCCTCGTCCCAATCAGCGTAATACTGAGGAACCCCCGTAGTCGTTGGATTGGGCGTGTAGTCCTGCAACAGGGTTGCCTGCTTGTATAATAAGAACTCTTTGCTCGACCCGTTTATGACGCTTAACGAGTTTGAGGATAAGAGATCATCAGGCTTCTGTAGGTACGCATTTCCAGACGATGCCGTACCCTGCGATGACTTACGGAAAACGTCTAGCTGGCATTCCTTGAGGATGCGCTCCTCCGCATTAAGGATGAACCTTGGAAGCTGGCTAACGAAGGTCGTCTCAGTGCTCTGGACATAATCCTGGATAGCCGTTTTTAAAGTCGTGTATGTGTAAGCCACAGGTAAACCCCTTACGTAACGAACCCGTTGCCCAAATCGACTTCGGGTAACGGTGTTAGAGTGACGGGACCGACTGTAGCACTTCCACCACCACCGTCCAGATTTCCCACGGTGGCCGTCCCACTGGACGCTGTGAACGTGTAAAGATCTTCTTCTGGATCCCCATCATCATTGGTAGGAACCGTTATGGAGTATCCACTGGAGGACTCCAGGACAGACTCGGTAAATCCGTCGAAGGGACCTACTTTTCGGAAGCGTACAGTATCCCCCGTAGATCGGCCGTGACCGGGCTCAGTTACCGTTATAGACGCAGAGCCACTGGAGCCAGACCTAAAAGCATTTAATGGGAGCGGAACCGCGACCTCCGGCTCTGTCCTATCAGGGCGGCCATTCCGAAGCGCCTGGGGATCTCCAACGACTCGGCTTGGCGATATCTGGGGGCTCTTGGCCTCATATTCGTCAGGACCAACAAGGCTTCCGTTCCACTCTCGCAACATAGACTGCAAAGGGTACGCCCGCCCGGAACGATCCGAAATCCCTAGTGAGTACTTACCAGAGGCGAACCGGGCCATCAGCGCATACCCCCGGAGGAGTAATTGGGAACAAGACGAAGGGCAGACCTCTCGGAGTCCTCGCTGGCGGCCCTCTGAAATTCTTCGTCGTAGATCGCTTTCAGAAGAGTGGCCCGCTGCGGAGATTTCTTGATTGACATATAGTAAGCCAACCCAGCGGTGAGACACGGGAGGAACCGGAAGGGTATATCCGCTGTATTCACTCCGGCGTCGGCATCATCAATCCGCTTGATTCTGTAGTATATAAGCTGATCGGTGGAGTTTTCAGGGGAGGGCCACAGGGTTATGCTCGGCGTTATCTGCCTGTCGATGTAGAACTGAGACGGGCGACCTTGGGACGTTTTATTAGGGGTTTCTAGATAATCTCCCCGGCTGACCCGGCTAATTCCCACATCCGTCGAACTCCGGCGGATCACGGCCTCTAAAACATCAACAGCCGCCTGCGCATCCGCAAGATCGGGGTCCGCCGAAATGGTGGTAGATACACCCGAGTCATCGCTGGCGTTGCTGGTTATCGCCTCCCCAGCCGTAAAGGCCCCGGAAGGAACTGTTATGGTTACCGTGGTGGATGTCGGCTTAGAGAGAACCTCTGCCGTGGTCCCGCTGGTGGACCCTGTGATTGTCCGACCAACAACCAGATATGTCGAATCCCCCACCGTGGCCGTTATGGTTCCGATAGGATAAGTGGCCACGGACGATGTCGAGGAGTATCGGACCAGACCCTGAGTTACCTGCTCGACAGTCCAAAGGTTCAGACCCCTGTTGGCCCACTCAGCAAACAGGAGATTTAAGGAGCGACGTGCCGTCCTTGCGTCGTAGCCCGTTCTGAACTCAAGACCGCACCTCTCGAAAGCCTCTTCCGTGATCTCGGCCATGTCCAGGTTGAAGTTAACCGATCCTGACGTTGCCATAATATGAGAACCCTTTCATGTCATCCTCAAAGAGCACTCTTTATGGCGACCCCAGGTGAACCAGAACCTTATGCGTAGAAGAATGTCATAAGATCAATCGTTGCAACTGTGTATTGGACCACCGCGCCATCCTTGAGCAGAACCCCCTCACCAGCAGATTCATTTTTTCGGTCACGACTATCAGACATTTGACTTAGTACTGTTTTAAGCAGTGAAGCACGACAGAATATGTGTCACCACTGCCATGCCCCACAGTTGTAAGCTGGATGTCGCCTGTGTTGCCCCCAGAAGCCGCAACATTAGGAAGACCACTCATGTCGGAATAATCCAAGGTATCTGAATAATCAGCAGGAAGCTCTACCGCAATAACATCAGTGGAAGCATCCCAAAGAAGTTTGACACCCATGCCAACATTAGAAAACTTAATCTTCTCAATGCGAACGCCCGTACAAGCTGTTCCGTCCTGCAAGGACGAAAGTGCTGATACGTCTACTTTTACAACAGCAGATTCTCCGCTTCCGTCGCTCGTATTCGTGCAGTAAATAATAGCTCTTTTAGGGCCATCTTCCACGGTAGTTTTTGTTACAGCATCAGCCATGCCAAACTCCTTGTGAAAGGGTGGGAGCGGTTAAACCCCCACCCAAAGCAAATTAACTTATAGTCGCAATAGGAGTAGATAGGGCCGTTGCCATCCAAGTGGAGTTGGTTCCGTCATCTACAACGCATGTCATTGAGATACGGGCGTTAGCTACCGTTGAGTTTGGCAGCGTCAATGTATCGCCTGCAACATCGCTAACGGCGTTAGCCGCCGTACCCGCCACCAGCGACAACATGCCTTGGAAATTAGATACTGCGCTACCCGGAAGTACGAAGGTGGTTGTTACGCTTCCGCCGACAGCCACAGTAAGTTGAAAGTCATACGTTACGCCTACGTTGCCTGTAGACAACGCGGGAAGGTTAACAATATTTGCTGCTGCGCCGTTAATCAAAAACAAAGTTCCTGATTGAGCCGCCGTCAAGGTCTCTGTTTTTGCTGGCGCTGCGTTGAAGTCGGTGTTAACAGAGCGTCTGGCCGTAACATAACCAGAAGTGGTTATGTTGCCGCTGCCATCAATGTCAAGATTGGTAGTAACCGCGCCTGTTACCGCAGCGACAGAAATCTGCTCGAAGCCGTTTTCTGAACGGACGGGACCGTTAAAAGTCGTGTTAGCCATCTGCTTTCTCCTTACGAGAGATATGCCCTAGAGTCTTCGTAAGCGTCTGCTGGGACAGTCGCTAGGGCCCATAATTCCCAGAAAGTGGGGGAGAGTTTCCCCTCCCCCGTTTCTCA